AGACTTAATTGAGATGAGACGTGAGTACATGAGAAGAGTTGAAGAGAGGAGACTTAATATGACTAAAAGAAAAGCTAATAAATTACCTAAAGAACAAAAGGTAAAGATGTTAGAAAAAGCACAACAAAAGTACCATAACTTTGCAAAGAATACATTACCTAGTGGATTATCTCCTATGCAAGAAAAGTTTTGTTTAGAATATACAGCAACAGGTGATACTTTAACTGCATGGAGAGCAGCAGGTTATAAAGAAGGTAAGACTGAAGCTGATACTCGTGCAGAAAGTAAAAGATTATTAAAGAATGATAAGATTGAAGAAAGATGTAATCAAATAAGACTAGACGCAATGAAAGATGTAGGTCTTAATATTAATGAAGTTGTAAAAAAGTTTATGAAAGTTTATGACAGAGGTATGGAAGAAAATGATTTAACTAACTCTAATAGAGCAATGGAGTTTATAGGTAAACATCTAGGTATGTTAATTGAACGTAAAGAAATTAAACAAGACATTACAACTAAATCACCTGAAGAATTAGAACGTGAGATAAAGCATTATGAAAATGTTGTCAAGCTTGAACAAGGTAATAAATAAAGTTACTAAATATTTAATTAATATATTTGCAGGTATATTAATTTTTTGGGTTCTATATATGTTTACTATGGCAGGATGGAATACATTCTGTAAAGGATGTCCAGTTAAATGGTACACAACAAATGTTGAACCTTATATACCTAGACCTGAACCTAAACCTAAACCACCTATCATAGAAGATGATGAAGAAGACTGGGAAGATTCAGAATGGGAATAAAAATAATTAAGGGGACTACACATTGGTTTATACCTTCAAACTTTGCACGAAGAGTAAAACCAAAAGAATATAAATCACCAGTAATAAACTATGGACCTAATACAAGAACCAAGTAGTAACTTAATTAAACTAAGAGAGTTATACTTTCAAAAAGCAGTATTACAATCTAAAGATAGCTTTCTACATTTTATAGCTATGTTTGCACCTACTCTTGTGCCTGACTGGTTAATGGGTAAACACATACATGTAATAGCTGATAAATTACAAAAGGTTGAAAGTGGAGAAATAAAAAGACTGATGGTGTTTCTTCCCCCACGTTCTTCCAAGTCAGTGATATGTTCCAAGTTATTTCCTGCGTGGTACGTAGGCAGACACCCACAACATGAGATATTAACTGTATCACACTCAGACCAATTAGCTTCAGACTTTGGTAGAAGTGTAAGAGACTTAGTTAATTATGATTTATTTAATACAGTATTTCCTCAAGTGGAACTACGTAGTGACGTAAGAGCAGCAGGTAAATGGAAAACAAATCAAGGTGGAACTTATTATGCAGCAGGTGTTCGTAGTCAGATTGCAGGTCGTGGTGCCCATGTAGCCATACTAGATGACGTAATGTCTGAAGAGGACTCCTTTAGTGAAACAGGTAGACGATACGTAAAGGAATGGTACCCTTCAGGTTTACGAACTCGTATTATGCCTAATGGTTCAATTGTAATTATTAATACACGTTATCATGAAGATGATTTATGTGGTTGGTTATTAAGACAAGAATCACAAGTTGAATTAGAAAATAAATGGGAAGTAATAAAGATACCTGCATGGGTAGACGAACCTTCAAGTAAATTGCTGAACTTACCAGTAGGCTCAAGTTATTTTCCTGAGTGGAAGCCAACTGAAATACTAAAGAATGATGAAGAAGAGATAAAAGCAAGTAATGGCTCACGATATTGGGAGTCTCTTTATATGCAGAATCCTGTGCCTGATACAGGTGGTATAATTAAAAAGAAGTGGATTCAGTGGTGGGATTATGATGAGCCACCTGCATGTGACTATATAATACAAACATATGATACTGCATTCTCTACAAAGACTACAGCAGATTTTAGTGTGATACAGACCTGGGGTATCTTTGAACATATGGAGACTGATTCAACAGGAAGAGAGAACTGGGTATCTAACTTAATACTATTAGGAAATGAAAAAGGTAGATTTGATTATCCTGCATTAAGAATGAAAGCACAAGAGTTATATGATTATCATAAACCTGATGTGTGTATAATTGAGAAGAAAGCTAGTGGACAATCATTAATACAAGATTTAAGACGTGCAGGTTTACCTGTGCTTGATTATATTCCTGATAGAGATAAGACTGCTAGAGTATATGCAGCTACACCTATGATGGAAGCAGGACGTGTATGGTTACCTAAAGGTCATGATTGGAGTGATGACTTATATAGTGAAGCAATTACATTTCCAAATGCACGACATGATGACCAAGTAGACGCAATGACTATGGCAATACACTACATGAAAGAATCATGGAATTTAACTCATCCAGATGACCCTGATTATGAAGAAGGTTATGAAAGAAAAAAAAGGGTTGCATACTGGAAGTTTTAAGTATATAATATTATAATAATAACTGTGAAAGAAAAATTATGCCAACGGAAAAAAATCCTTTTGATAAAATATCTCAAGTAGAAGAAGACGAAGACAAAATTGTTGACGAAATTATTAATGAACCTCTTCCTGATGAAAGTGTAGCAATGATGGAAGATGGGTCAGCAGTAGTTGACTTAATGGGTAACCCTGCTATTATGCCTGAAGAAGGTATGCCAGGTGGACATTATGATAACTTAGTTCCAACTCTTGATGAAGAACAACTACAAGAGATTGGTGCAGATGTTTATGATAAGTACGAATCAGATAAAGAGTCAAGACAAGAATGGGAAGAAACTTTCCAAAGAGGTTTTGATTTACTAGGATTAAAATTAAAAGAAACTTCAGAACCATTTGAAGGTGCATGTACTGCAGTTCATCCACTCTTAATAGAGTCAGCAGTGAAGTTTCAATCTAAAGCTTCTCAGGAATTATTTCCTGCAGGTGGACCAGTAATGTCTCAAATAATTGGAACTGAGACTGTAGAAAAACAACAACAAGCATCTCGTGTAAAACAGTTTATGAATTATCAGTTAACTGACATGATGCCTGAATACTTTCATGAGTTTGAAAGAATGTTGTTTCACTTACCAATTATTGGTTCAGCATTTAAAAAGATTTATTATGATTCATCATTAGACAGACCATGTTCAGAGTTTGTTCCTATTGACCAGTTCTATGTATCTTATCATGCTTCAGATTTAATGAAAGCAGATAGATATACACATGTTATATTACGTAATCCAAATGACTTAGCTAAAGAAATTGATGCAGGTGTTTATGAAGATATGGATTTGCCTGAAGCACAACCAATAGAACAAACATCAATGTCAATGAAGGTTGATGAGATTATGGGTACATCTATACCTGCTGACTCTGACCCTCAATATGTTTTATTAGAACAACATTGTTATTTAGATTTAGATAACAGTGGTATTGGTTTACCTTATATTGTAACAGTTGAAGAAAGTTCAAGAAAAGTTTTATCTATTAGAAGAAACTATAATGAAGATGACCCTACTAAACAAAAGAAAATGTTCTTTACACATTATAAGTTTGTTCCAGGTTTTGGTTTCTATGGTTTAGGTCTAATACATTTCTTAGGTAATCTTACAATGACTGCAACTGCAGCTATGAGAAACTTAGTTGACTCAGGACAGTTTGCAACATTACCTGCTGGTTTTAAAGCTAAAGGTGTTAAAGTTGTAGGTGATAATGAGCCTCTATCTCCTGGTGAGTTTAGAGATGTAGAAGCTACAGGTGTAGATTTAGCTAGAGCAATTGTACCTCTACCTTATAAAGAACCTTCTAATACTTTATATCAGATGTTAGGTTTTGTTGCAGGTGCAGGACAAAAGTTTGCTGACAGTACAGAACAAGTAATTAATGATTCAACTAACTATGGTCCAGTTGGAACAACTATGGCATTGTTAGAAGCTTCAAGTAAATTTTTTAGTGCTATACATAAACGATTACATTATTCACAAAAAGAAGAATTTAAAATATTAGCAAGAATAAACTTTGAGTCTTTACCTGACTCATATCCTTACGAGGTTCCTGGTGCAAGTCCAACCATATTTAAAATGGACTTTGATGGTAAGATAGATGTCATTCCTGTAAGTGACCCTAACATACCTTCAAGTGCTCATAGATTAATGCTTTCACAGTTGGCTCTTCAGTTAGCCAGTCAAGCACCACCAGGAACTTATAATATACAGGCATTACATAGAACAATATTACAAGCTGCAAATATGCCTAACTTGGAAGCTATACTTCCACCACAAGCACAGCCTCAAGCACTTGACCCTGTATCAGATATACAGTCAGCAGTAAAAGGTATGCCAATAGCTGCATTCCCTGGACAAGACCATATGGCACATATTACAGTT